ATGACAAATGAACAGCAAGCGTTAGCGGAAATGCCTATCTGGCTGGTCATCGTATTGGCAGTGATCGGCGGGGTATCCGGTGAAATGTGGCGCGCCGACAAAGAGGGCGCACGGGGTTGGTCGCTGATCCGCCGTCTGGCCCTGCGCTCCGGGGCCTGCATGGTGTGCGGCGTTTCAGCGCTGATGCTGTGCTACGCCGCCGGCATGTCGATCTGGACAGCCGGCGCCATCGGTTGCCTGACTGCCATGGCCGGTGCCGATGTAGCCATCGGCCTGTATGAGCGGTGGGCGGCCAAGCGCATCGGAATCAACGAAAACTCCCGTCAGGACCCGCAGTAACTGTTGCAAGGACGCTACTTAAAATGATGCTCATCGAAAAGCCCTCTCAACTGCCCCTCGCCATTGGCGAGGCGCTGCACGCGGCCTTCCCGGACCTGAAGATCGGCAATCACCAGGACATTAGCGGTGCCGGGGATAACACCGGCGTATTGATCACGGTCGAGGGCAATGGCCCCGGCATTCGCTCCCGAGAAGGGCGCAAGGCTCACGCGTTGACCCTTTCGCTCAAGGCCATGGTTGCGCCCGGGGCATTGCCATTTGATGCCTGCGACCTGGCCAGCCAACTGATGGACCTGGTGCTGGATAACCGCTGGAACCTGCCGCAGTCACAGTGTGATTTGCCGATGAATATCGTCGCCGCGCCGTCTGTGCGCACCACGGCGGAAACGGACTACGACACCTGGACCGTTTCCTTCACCCAAACCCTTTACTTGGGACCTGTATTACTCACCGATCCCACAGGTCAACCGCTGTTCGCCCGCACCTGGGAAGTCTCGAACATCAACGACCCCGATCAATACAAACCCCTGGCGGAGTAGCCCATGTTCGACGCGCTGTTACGCATGCAACTGGGGCCGATCGTAGAGCGCCTGGTGGAAATGGAAACCCAGCTTGAAGACCTTTACCGGCGTGCCGAAAGCTTCTGCCGCATTGGCGTGTGTCAGGAGGTCGACGCCGCCAGCAATACCTGCAAGGTCAGCCACGGTGAGTTGCTCACGCCGGCCATCCGTTTTTTCAACCCCAGCGCAGGCGCACAAACCGAAACGCGCATCCCGTCCGTGGGTGAGCAATGCCTGTTGCTCAACTACGGCGGCGGCGAAGGCGGTGGTCAGTCTGTGGCTTTGTTCGGCCTGAACACTAGTCAGTTTCCGCCGGTCTCCAGCGTTGCCAGCTTGACCCGCCGCCGCCATCAGGACGGCACTCAAAGCGACTACGACGACGCCAGCCACACGTTCAACTGGGTCAACGGCCCCACCACCTTTACCGGCTCCCGCGAACAGGTCGACGTCAAGGTCGGCGCCGCCAGCCTGACCATGAGCGCCCAGGGCATCACCCTGCAAATCGGCGGCACCCGCCTGTTGCTCGATGCCGGCGGCGCACACTTCAGCGGCCCCGTAGTGGACCACCAAGGACGCGTCATCAGCCCCCGATAAGGACACCGCATGATCGGAATCGACAGGAACACCGGCGCAGCCGTTGATGACTGGCTGCAATTCGTGCAGCGCGCCACCCGAGCGCTGACCACCCCCGTGGGCACTCGCCAAAAACGCCCGCTGTACGGCTCGCAGATCCCGCAACTGCTCGGCCAGAACCTCGGCGACGACCTGCTGATTCTCGCCCAAAGCCACGCCGCCCAAGCGTTCTATAACGCGCAGAACGGCATCGGCGATTTCCAACCCCAGGTCATCGTCGCGACCCGCCAGGGCGCCGGCCTGTTGCTGCGCTTTGCCGGCACCTGGAAAAACCGCCAACAATCCTTTGAGGTCGTGACATGAGCATGCTGATCCCCGGCCAGAACCAACTGGCGGAACCGGCCATCATCGCGGTGGATGAGTTCGAACCGTTGCTGGCCGAATTCAAGGCATTTGTCGTTGACTACGTCGCCACCCGAGCGCCGCAAAGCGCGGCCAAACTCAAGGTCAGTCTCGACAATGAAAGCGAGCTGCTGACCCTGGCGCTGGAAGCGTTTTGCGTGCGGCTGCAAACCCACGAGCGCAAATACAATGCACGCATCAAACAGATGCTGGCGTGGTGGGCCACCGGTAGCAACCTGGATGCACGCCTGGCCGATATGGGCCTGGAGCGCCAAGTACTCGACCCTGGCGACCCGGCGGCATTTCCGCCTGTGCCGCCAACATTGGAGAGCGATGACGACGCTCGCCTGCGTTACTACCTGGCGCCACATGCCCCGGCCGCAGGTTCGCGAATGCAGTATCGGCGTGAGGTTTTCACTCTAGGCGAACGGCCGTCGGTGAAGGTGCAAAGCGCTACGCCAGGTGTGGTAACCGTCAGCTACACCTTTGACCCGGACGGCTATGCGGCCCAGGTCAAAGACGGCAATGGGCGTCGAACAGCGCCCGGCGAAGTGATGGTCACCGTGCTTTCCCGTGAGGGCGACGGCACGCCTTCTGCCGATTTGCTTGACGGCGTTCGTCGCCATTTCGCACGGCCGGATGTACGGCCGGAGACGGATCTGGTCAGCGTGCAAGCTGCGAAAATCCTGCCTTACAAAATCCGTGTGGTAGCGAAGATCAATGCCGGTCCGGACTCGGGCCTCACTCAAGTAGCTGCTCAAAAACTGCTGCAGGACTATGCGAAATCCTGTCATCGGCTGGAAGGTCGTGTGGACCCGAGTTGGATTGATTACGCCATTCATACAGCGGGTGCCGCACAGCTTGAAATCCTCGAGCCTGTATCTCCGATTCAGGCAACGGCCTTTCAGGCTCCCTATTGCACCGGTGTCGCGGTTGAGGTGCGAATCTTATGAGCGAAGAACAAATCGATCATAGCCTCCTGCCGGCGAATAGTTCGGCACTGGAGAGGGCGCTGGACCTCGGTTTCGCAAAGCTGGTCAACCGTATTACGCCGCCTTTTCCGAGTCTGATGAACCCTAATGAAACGCCTACGGAGTTTCTACCCTACCTGGCTGCGGATCGCGGTGTGGCGGAATGGAGTGCTAACGCTGCGGAGTCTGAAAAGCGTCTTACCGTCGGGTTTTCTTGGCCAACAAAACGCCAGGCAGGCACGCGCCTTGCGCTCGAAAATGCGGTCCGGGGGCTTGAATTATCGCCTCAGATACAGGCGTGGCATGAGAAGTCTCCTACGGGTGCGCCATACAGTTTCACCGTTAGAGCTTTCACTGATCGGCCTTACAGCGAAGAGATAAACACTCGGCTCGACAAGCGCCTCGCGGATGCAAAAAGCGAGCGTGACACGTTGGCGGTGAGTGTCGGGTTATCCGCATCAGGCAATCACTGCATCAGTGCGGTCACTGTGTGTGGGGAACTGACCACGATTTACCCCTTCAAGTTGGAAGGCCTCTCATCCATTTCGCCGCTTTATATGGCGGCGGGTATTTACACCGTCGAGACCATGACCCTTTACCCGTTGGAGTAAAAATGGCTGATTACTACACACTGTTAACAAACGCCGGGATCGCGCACGAGACCGCTTGCAAGGCAAGCGGGACGCCTATCAAGTTGACGCATATGTCGGTCGGCGATGGCGGCGGTTCTGCTTATAACCCCGACGCGACCGCGGTCGCTTTGCGCCGTGAGGTATGGCGAGGCAGCATCAATGCATTGATGCAGGATCAAAAAAACTTAAGCTGGTTACTGGCTGAGGTGACGATTCCTAATGAGGTGGGTGGCTGGTATGTGCGTGAAGCCGCCATATGGACTGACACCGGTATCCTCTATGCGGTCATTAAGTATCCAGAGTCATTCAAACCGGTAATGGCCGATCAAGGCGCAGGCAAAGAGTTTTATCTGCGTGCTATTTTTCAAACGAGCAACGCGTCGAATGTGGTGCTGTCGATCGATGACTCGATCGTCAAGGCCACGCGTGCCTGGGTGGCCGATTACGTGGCAGGCGAGCTGGCGAAACTGGACACTAAAAAGTCCGTGCGAGCCGCTGCAACTGGGCCAATTGTGTTGAGCGGTGCTCAAATGCTCGACGGCGTTGCCGTTGTGGCGGGCGACAGCGTACTGGTAACGTTCCAGGCGATTGCGGCCACTAATGGTATTTACACTGTTGCCAATGGCACTTGGTTTCGCCGTACTGATGCAGATGTCAGTGGTGAAGTAACACCTAACTTGATAGTCAGTGTTGAGGAGGGCACGAAGTACGCTGACACGCTGTGGCAACTGACCACGAACGCACCGATTATCCTGGGCACTACAGCGCTCGAATTCGAGCAGATTTATGGCCCGAGTGGGGTCATTCCTGGCACGTATCGGAGTGTCTCGGTTGACCGTCGAGGTTTTGTGATCGGTGGCACCAACCCAACCAGTCTCGCGGGTTTCGGTATTGTGGATGCTTTCACAAAAACCGAGAGCGACGTGCGCTTTCAGTCAAAATTGACCTACCTCCCTGTTCAGCAAGGCACGGGTATTGGCCAGCTCCAAAACACGGTAAGGCTGGGGTGGTCAGGTAATAATCTGAAGTTGACCATCGATAATTCCGATCTCGGAAAAATCTGGACGTCTTCTGATTTCTCTCCCGATACCAAGGCTAATTGGGGGTCGACGCTTGCCGCTTATGGAGTGACTAACGCATTTACCAAGGACGAAACCAATTATCTGGTCGGGCAACGTGCTTTGCGCGACGGTGTTACTAACATAGGCATGGCCAGTAATGACCCATCACTTATGTATATGCGCCGTGAAACAGATAACCTGGTGTATTTCATACAGAAGAAATTGGATTACACACCCGTCTCGCAAGGGACCGGCGTAGGCCAAAATAACTCAAGAGTAAACATTGGATGGTCCAGCGTTGGTTTGAAAGTAACGGTTGATACAACAGACCTGGGGAATTTTTGGTATTCCGGAAACTTCTCTCCCGACGCCAAGGCAAATTGGGGGTCGACGCTTGCCGCCTATGGCATTACCAACGCTTATACCAAAGATGAAACAGGATACTTGGTTGCACAACGCGTCATGCGCGATGGTATTACCAACATCGGCATGGCCGGTAATGATCCAGCGCTTATGTACATGCGCCGTGAATCGGATAACGCGTTGTACTTTATCCAGAGAAAACTGGATTACACACCCGTCGCGCAAGGCACCGGGGTGGGACAGACGGGATCAAGGGTTAACATTGGCTGGTCCCCTGTCGGCTTGAAGGCGACGGTGGATACAACGGATCTTGGCAATTTTTGGTATTCCGGAAACTTTTCGCCTGACACCAAGGCAAATTGGGGCTCTACGCTTGCCGCCTATGGCATTACCAACGCGTATACAAAAGACGAAACAATTGCCAAGTGCGAAGAGTATGTTTTGTCCAGGCCAATTCGCGATGCCATCACCACGGTGGGGATGGCGTCCGATAACCCTGAATTCATGTACATGCGCCGTTTGACAGACGGTGTCGTTTATTACATTCAGCCGCGTTTGGGCTACACGCCGATACAACAGGGCGGTGGCGTGGGGCAGGTTAATAACAAAGTTAAACTGGGCTTTAACTCGGCAGGGAGTCTGCGTTTAACGGTAGACGCAACAGATTTTGGCGATTTGATCAGTGACGCAAATCATGGTGCAAAAGTGGCTGCCCTTGGCCTAAGTGCAGTCGGGCAATATGCGTTTGCGCGTTCAATAATTTCACTGACGACGAATAATCAAAATACCGTACTCCCCGGTAGCCAATTGATCTACACGTCTACAACCGTATCAGACGGTGCAGGTAATAACTCCGGATTGATTGCTGTGGGTCAATGGCGCCTGCATGGTGCTGTCAATGGATTTAATGCCTCCTTGTGGCAACGTGTTTCTTAACAAAAAAGAAGGTGATAGAAGTGTTTACTATTAAAAGTGCAAATAATCCGCGATGGACTGATCAAGCGCACAGTGCGATTGTTCTCAATGTTGTATTTGAGGAAACTGAACAGACTATAGGCGAGCAGCCCTTTGCGGCTTCACCTAATGACACCGAGCCTCACGGTATTGAGCTTTTCGAGCGTGCGAAGGCCGGCGAGTTTGGCGAGGTTCAAGAGCCAACCCGTGAAATGATTCTCGCCTTGGTGATGTGTACTCGTTCGGACCGAGCTGCGTTCGCAACTCAGAAAATCAATGAACTGCTGATTGCGGTTGACGTGTTGCAAGACACCATCGCAGCTGGTTTGGCGGGAGAGGAGGCGGACGAATTGCCCGCCAGGCAAGCTGAGGTGGCGGCTTGGCGCCTGTACCGCGTGCATCTTGCACAGATGGAGGGCCAACCTGATTTTCCACAGGCAGTGATCTGGCCGGAACAGCCCGCGAGCCCTTTCATTTACACACCGCCATCCGAGCCTGAAGTGAAGGCTTTTCAGGGCGTCGATCCCTCCGAACTTCCAAAGAAATAACCTCGCGCCTTGGCGCGTAATGCTTAACCCGATATCTGAAACATCCCCCGAGAGCCGCGTTGCGGTTTTTTTTATGCCTGGAGATTCAAAAAAATGGCTACGTCTAATCGCCAGAAATACACCGTCCTCATCCCATTCCCCCTCGGAGGTGGCCACTGGTCCACCGCCGGCGAAGAACTGCAACTGCTGGACGTTGAAGCATCCGCCCTGCGCACCGCCGGCCGCCTGGAACTGACCAGCGTCCTCAACTCCACCCCCAAGAAGGCTGACTAACCATGGCTGAGGTTCTTAACTTCGAGCACAACGGCATCACCGTGAATGCCACTGAATCTCCCGAGGCCATGGGTGGTCTTGGCGATAACGTCATCGGCCTGGTCGGCACTGCGCCGAATGCCCACGCGTCGATCCCAAAAAATGCGCCATTCCGTATCAACAGCTTCACCACCCAGGCGTTGCTGGACCCGACCGGCGCCGAGTCGGGCACGCTGTTTCAGGCGGTGTACCAGATCCTCAAAGTGGTGAAGGTGCCGGTTTACGTGGTGATCGTGGAGGAGGGCGCAACCCCGGCCGACACCCTCAACAATGTGATCGGCGGCAACGAGCCAACCACTGGCCGCAAACTGGGCCTGGCTGCCTTGAGCAGCGTCCCTGAAGACCTGACCATCATCGGCGCCCCGGGCTTCACCGGCACCAAAGCCGTGGCCGGTGAGTTCGCCTCTTTCGGCAAACGCATCAAGGCCCGTGTGGTGCTCGATGGCAAGGATGCTTCGGTTGCTGACCAAGTGACCTACAGCGGCGAGTTGGGCGGTGCCGACCTCGGTTTCGACCGTTGCCTGCTGGTGCACAACATGCCGTCGGTATACTCCAAAGCGGCGAAAAAGAACGTGTTCCTGTCGCCGTCCTCGCTGGCCATCGCTGCACTGGCCAAGGTCAAGCAGTGGGAAAGCCCGGGCAACCAGGTGACCTTCGCCGAGGACGTTTCCCGCGTGGTCGAGTACAACATCCTCGACACCTCCACCGAGGGCGACCTGCTCAACCGCTACGGCGTGAGCTACTACGCGCGCACCATCCTTGGCGGTTTTTCGTTGCTGGGTAACCGCTCCATCACCGGCAAGTTCATCAGCTACGTCGGCCTGGAAGATGCCATCAGCCGCAAGCTGGTCAAGGCCGGCCAGAAAGCCATGGCCAAGAACCTCACCAAGTCGTTCATGGACCAGGAGGTCAAGCGCATCAACGACTGGCTGCAAACCCTGGTCGCCGACGAAACCATCCCCGGCGGCAGCGTGTACCTGCACCCGGAATTGAACAGTGTCGAGAAGTACAAAAACGGCACCTGGTTCATCGTCATCGACTACGGCCGCTACGCGCCGAACGAACACATGATTTATCAACTCAACGCCCGCGATGAAATCATCGAGCAGTTCCTGGAGGACGTTCTCTAATGTTTACCAACCGTGTAAGACAGGCCATTGCGGCCACCCTGCAAGGCCTGCCGTTGTCCGCGACGGTGGAAGAGTTCACCCCGCCAAAGATCGAGTTCGACATGGAATCCATGTCCGGCGGGCGCTTCATCGCCGAAGAGATGGCCAAGAGCGGCAAGGTGCTCAATGCCAAGTTGGTTCTGCAAGGTGCCGGGCCGGAGATCATGCTGGCCCTGGGCGTGCGTCAGGGCGACGACATTCTGCTGAACGTGCGTGAAGCCGGCCAGGACCAGGATGGCAAGACCTACTTCACCTACCACACCGTCGGCGGCAAACTCAAATCCCTGGAGGAGGCGAAGCTGAAGATGGGCGACAAGGTCACCACCACTTTGGAACTGTCCTGCCGTACCTACAACCGTCTGGAAAACGGCATTTCGGTGATCGACATCGACGTGCGCACCCAGAAGTTCATGCTCAACGGTGTCGACATTCTCGGCGATGCGCGCCGCGCGGTGCTGATGCCTTAAGGGCTACCGTGACCTGAAGTGAGCACAGTCAATGTGGGAGCCGGGCTTGCCCGCGATGCAGGCGACTCGGTGTGCCTGGCGTATCGAGGTGATGCCATCGCAGGCAAGCCAGCTCCCACATCGACCGCGCTCAGCTTTAGATTCGCGCTGCTTTCAACAACGCTTAAACAAGGAATTGCCCCATGGCCTGGATGCCACCGCTGCACATTCTGCTGTCTCCGATCACCGCCGACACCGGCGCGACGATCCAGCAGATTCAACTCAAACCGCTGTTCTACGCCGCGCAAAAAGCTGCGCTGGCCCGGGCCGGTGATGACGAGGACGACCAGTTTTTTGAGCTGGCGAAACTCGCCACCGGCCTGTCGGAAAAAGAACTCGATCAGCTCAAGCGCCCGGACTACGTGAGCATTGCTCAGTACGTGCATGAAATGTCGACGCGGCCTGCGTCGTTCTTCCTCGGCGAACGCGATGAACCGTTGCAGCATGAACAGGTGCACCTGATGCTGCCTCTTGATGCCGCCGGCCGCAACCTGACCGCACTGAGCCTGGAAATGCCCGCCCTGCGCGCTACCAAGGCCATGAAGAAACTCGCCACCAACAAAGAACGCGCAGAATTCATTACCGCTCATTGCACCGGCCTGATGATTCCGGACCTGGCCGGGCTGACCGTTCCTGACTGGACGGAACTGCAGGAGCGCATCGACGATTTTTTAAATCAACCGGCGGACTTCTTTCGGAGCGCGACATCGAAGTAATCCTCGATGTGGTGCCACTGATTTACTCGGTCAATGAGGCGGAGATCCTCGACTGGGACGCCGGAAAAGCATTGCGCCGCTACGACATCGCGATCACTCGCCTTGGCGTCAAACAGGAGTAGAGCGGTATGGCAGGCAATAACCATGCAAGCCCGTCAGCCATCGCCACGGAAGGCGAGCTGACGCTGGGCTCACGTGACACCGCAGTGGCGCAGGCCAGTATCAAACCCATTGCGTCAACACTCGCCGGGCCCTCGGGCGCGATGCCGGTAGAGGCCGCGAGTCTGGGGTTGGCCCTGGCGACTGCCAGCCTTGAGATCAATCTCCTGGCGGCGGGGCAGGATCGGCTGGTGAATACCCTCGAGCTGTTCAACGCCTCACTGCTCAAGATGATGGACGCCCGGCAAGTTGAAGCTGGCGAAGGCGCGGGAGCAGCAAAAGCTGCAGCCCCCGCTGAGGCGCGCAAACCCTCGCAGGCACTGGATGCCGCGATGACTGACCTGGATCAGTTGTTGATGTTTGTCGGCCGCCAGCGCAAACAACTGCGCGAAACCAACTTGGCCATGGCGTCGGAACCGATGGTAGCGGCGAGCGGTGCAAGCGCCGTGGACCTGGCACAGGTCGAGTATGTGGCCGCCCGGTCCGGCATCGGCAGCGACCGCAAGGATGCCTCGGGCAATATCGACCGCGCGGCTCGTCAGGACGACCTGACCCAGTTCGCCCGCGACGCAGCCATCATGGCGACGGCCTTCAAGGTCGACGTCAAAAATGCCGGCGACATGATGGGCGGCTGGCGCGAGTCGATGAAAATCGACCGCGAGCAAACCCGGGACCTGGCTGACGCGACCAATGTGTTGGGCACCCACGTTTCGCTCAAGGCAGAAGCGGCGGATATCGGCGCGATTGTGCAGCGCGCAGGGGGGACGGCCACCGCCGCGGGCATGAGCCCCGAGCAGGCAGCGGCGCTTTCGGCGGCATTGCTCAGTGCCGGCAACAGCAAGAGTGCAGCCGGTGTCGGGCTGGAGAAAATCAGCAGCACCCTGGCCAAAGGCGACGGCGCTTCTGAAAGCCAGCGCAATGCGTGGGCGGCGCTCAAGCTTGATCCCACGTTGCTCGCTGGCGGGATGCAGCAGGATGCGCCCCAGACCCTGCTCACGGTGCTTGAAGCGCTCAAGGCGCAACCGGCTGAGAAACAAGCGGCGTTGGCCACTCAATTGTTCGATGGCAATCAGTCGATTCTGAGCCTGGTGCCCGCCATCGATACGGTAAAGCAGGCGTTTACGCTGGTGGCCGACAAGTCGGTGTACGCGACGTCGGCACTTGGCGAACAAGGCTCGGTCCTGCGTTCGGCAGCGGTTCGCGCAGACTCCACACAAGCACGTCGTCAAGCCTTCGAGGCCAGCACCACGCGGCTGGATACCGCCAAGGATGCCGCGCTGGCGCCGATCGTGGACACCTCGCTAACCGCGATGACCGGGCTGGTGACGGGCGTGGGCTGGTTGGCCGAGGCGCTGCCCAAGACCACGGCCGCTGTAACGCTGGCTGGCGCGGCGTTGGGGCCGGTGTTTTCTGGTGTGTTCGATGCGGTGAAGGACAAGGTGTTCGAGAAGGTCGCCGGCAAGATTCTCGGAGGCGGCAATACCACACCAGGCAAGGTGAGCGCGCCAGCCAGCCAGAACACACCCAAAGGCAACGAAACGCCGCGCGGTGATCGCTCCGCAGACAAGCCTTCACGAACTGCGAGAGCCAGTAAGGTCGCGCGAAGAGGCTCCCTTGGCGTGGTGCTGGCGGGTGCTGGCATTGACCTTGTCCAGGGCGCGATGTCGGGGAACCTGGGTAAAGCCGTCGGCACCACGGTAGGGTCAGTCGGCGGCGGTGTTGCCGGTGGCGTTGCTGGCGAATTTGCGGGCATGGCCGTTGGCCGCGCGCTCGGCACGCTCGCCGGGGCGGCGATCGGTTCGGTGGTGCCGGGGGCTGGCACAGTGCTGGGCGGGGTCATGGGCGGTGTCGCTGGCGGTGCCATCGGCAAAGTGGTCGGCGGCGCGCTGGGTACGTTTGCCGGCAGTGATATCGGCGCCTGGCTGGTTGAAAAACTGATGGGCTCCGATGACCGTCTGCCATCACCCGGCGAGACCAGCAAAAACCTCAGTAGCGCTCAAGCCGACAACCGCCAAGTCAACTTCGCGCCGCAAATCACCATCAACGCACCCGAGCAGGCCAACCCACAACAACTGGCCGCGATCGTGGTGCAACAGATCGAGGCGCAATTCTCGCCGCTGTCGATGGACAGCCTGCTGGCGACGCGACGTGACTCGGCCCTGACCGATACAGGAGTGGTGTGATGCGACAACAAATGGCGTTGGGCCCGTTTATTTTCGGGCTGTCCCGTGGGTTTGCCTACGACACCCTGGACCGTTTGAGCAGTGGGGGTTGGGGCAGCCTGGATATCGTTTCCGGCAAGCCCAAATCCACCCAAGTTGGCCAGGCGCTCGAAACGCTGTCATTCGGCGGCAAGGCCGCACGCGCGCTGGGCATGGCGCGGATGGACGAATTGCGTGCGCTGCAAGCCCTGCGTGTGCCGTTGCCGCTGGTCGATGGTGTAGGCCTGAACTGGGGGCTGTGGACCATCAAATCGGTGGACGAAAAACAGTCCTGTGTGATCGATGACGGCACGGCCATGGTGGTCAATTGGGTGTTGGTACTGGAGGAGTTCGTCAATGCGTAAGGTTCGAAGTATTGCCGGTGACTCGGTCAACCTGTTGCTCTATCGCGAGCTCGGTCGCTGTGATGATGCCGCCGAAGAGGTGCTGTGGCGCTTGAACCCGCAGTTGGCCGAACAGGGCGCGGTATTGCCGGCAGGCGTCAATGTGATTGTGCCTGAGCTGGATACCCAGCCCGTGGCCAGGCAGCCGGTTAGGGCCTGGGATTAAGGAGCAACCATGACACTTGGATTTACACCCGTGGTGGAGATTTACGGTGCCAATGCCGCACTCCTCAATGAGCGGCTATTGGAGTGGGAGCATACCGACATGGCCGGGTTTACGTCCGACCAGCTCAAGCTGACACTCGACATCGAGGGCCTTGAAGGGCTGCCCAGCCTGGGCGGGCGTATCGGCCTGCGCATCGGGTATCGGGAGTCGGGCCTGGTGGACAAGGGCCGCTTCAAAATCACCCAGCGCACACCGTCACTGTTCCCGCTGCGTCTGGTGTTGGTGGCGACGGCGGCGCCCTTTGATGAGCCCGAATTCAAGAAGCGGCGCACCGCCAGTCACGGGCCGATCAGCCTGGGTGCGCTGTTTCGCCAATTGACCACGCGCTACGGTTTTTCACCGCGCGTGGCGCCTGATCTGGAAGGCGAGCATATCCCGCACATCGACCAGACCAATGAAAGTGACATGGCGTTTCTCACGCGTCTGGCCAATCGCTTCGATGCCGTGGCCAAGCCTGTCGACGAGCTGTATGTGCTGGGCCGCAAAGGGCAGACAAAATCGCTGTCGGGCAAGGTCTTGCCGGTCGTGCCGTTGTCGATCACCCGCGACAATCGTCCGGGTGATCGCGCGTTTATCACCGCCAGCTTTACCCAAACCAGCCGCGCTACTTACCTGGGCGCACAAACGTCCTGGTGGGACGCGGCAGCCGGTAAACAACGAGTGGTGCAGGTGGGCATCGCGCCGTTCAAGGTGGTGACGCAGCGTTACCAGAACGAGGCTGAAGCCAGAACCGCTGCCGAGGGCGAGATGCGCCGAGTGGGGCGCGAAGGGATGCAGGTCAATGTGATCTGCCCTGGAAACCCCTTGTTCGGCGCTGAAGGCCTGTTGCTGCTGGACGAATCGTGGCCCGACTTCATGCGCGGCCGTTGGTCGATCAAGACGGTGACCTCCAGTGGCAAGCGCAGCGAGAGTTATCGATGCACGATTATGGCCAACGGTTTATCCGCGGCCGAGTGAGGACCCATGGCTATAACGCTTTCTCAACTGGTTCAAATCCTGCCCGGAGCCCGCCCTGTTGCGGGCCTTTTTTTGTCCGCATTGAACACTGCAATGTCCAGGTTCCAGATCGGCCAACCCAAGCGCATCGCTGCGTTCCTCGCGCAAGTCGGCCACGAATCCGGTGAGCTGCGCTACGTGCGCGAACTGGGCAGCGACCAATACCTCAGCAAATACGACACCGGCATTTTGGCCGCGCGCCTGGGCAACACCCCCGAAGCGGACGGCGATGGCCAGAAGTATCGGGGCAGGGGACTGATCCAGATCACCGGGCGGCGTAACTACCTGGCGTGCAGCCAGGCATTGTTCGGCGACGATCGCCTGCTGGGACAGCCGCAGCTGTTGGAACAGCCACAGTGGGCATGTGAGTCCGCGGCGTGGTTTTGGCAGAGCAACGGCTTGAATGAGCTGGCCGACAAAGACCAGTTCACCACCATTACCCGCCGCATCAATGGCGGCCTGAACGGGCTGGAGGACCGTTTGCAAGTGTGGGCGCGGGCCAAGGCGGTGTTATGCGTTTCTTAGGCGCATTACAGCTGATCGGCGCTTGCCTGCTGGTGGTTGTGACCTGGCAAGTACAGGCGTGGCGTTATGGCTCGCAGCTCGAGCGCCAGGCGGATGTACAGGCACAGGCGGTTTTGCTTCAACACCTGGCTGAGCAAAAAGAACGGTTGGCGTTGGAGAAGCAACTCAGTGCCAACGATCAGCAACACGTACAGGAGTTGAACGATGCCCAACATAACCAAGCTGCTCTGCGCGACCGCCTGGCCACTGCTGATGTGCGGTTGTCAGTCCTTCTCGACGCCACCGACCGCAGTCTCAATTGCTCAGTGCCAACCGCCGCCACCGCCAGCGGCGTGGTTCATGCAACCCCGCGAGCCGGACTTGACCCGGCGCATGCTCAGCGAATTATCGCCATCACCGACGACGGCGATAACGCCCTGATCGCCTTACGTGCCTGCCAAGCGTACGTGCGCGCCGTCGGGCGTTAGCATCTTGATCCAGTCTGTCGCTTGCGCGTGCGATTTGCTCCTGTAGGGTAGGCAAACCCCCGCCTACTTCTGGAGTCGACC